TCCGCCATACTTCATGGCGAAAGCGAAACAGGCGGGACTAGATCCGGATCTGATCATGTCCGGCTACGGGGACACCCTGGTCCAAGCCTTTTCGAAGGACGTCCAGGGGATCATTCAGTCCCAGCGATTCAAGGTCGTCTTCCCGAAGGTCCGCCTGTCCCCCAGGGAACGGTCGGTCCATTCCTGGGCGATCGATGGACAGACCGGAAGGGCGACCGTCGCCGGACTGGGCGGCGGGCTTGTCGGAAAGGGCGGCGATCTGATCGTCCTGGACGACTACATGAAGAACCGCGAAGAAGCCCGATCGGAAACCTACAGGAACAAGGGCTGGTCCTTCTTCCAGGATCTTGTCTCCAGGCGGGCCCCGACGTCGATCGTCATCGTCGTCGCGACGCCCTGGCATGTCGACGACATCCGCGGACGGATCAAGAAAGCGATGGACGAAGATCCGGACTTCCCCCGCTTCGAAGAGCTGTCCTTCCCTGCGAAGGTCGCGAAGAAGAACGGGGCCTGGGACGGGAAGACCTTCCTGTTCCCCGAACGCTTCCCCCGCGAATGGTACGTCGGACAATACGCGGCCCAGGGAAGCTTCGCCCCCGCCCTTCTGGATTGCGATCCGGTCATGGAAGGCGGGAACCTGTTCGACATGACGAAGATCAAGATCCATGACACGCTGAAGGACTTCCCGAACGCGACCCAGACCGACGCGGGGACGTGGACGCTTCGCGGCTACAAACGCGGATGGGATCTTGCGTCGGCGACGAAGGAGCGGGCGAAGGCGGATCCGGACTTCACGGTCGGCGTGAAGGGCTTCGTCCAGGAGCACCTGACGAAGGTCAAGGGCGTCGAATTGCGGTCCTATGACATCTGGATCGCGGACGTCGTTCACTGTCGGGCCGAAGCCCCTGATCGGGACGCCCTGATCCTGAACACGGTCGTCCGCGACGGAAGGTCGACATCCCAGCACGTCGAAGACTTCGGGGCCTACAAGGACGCATACACGACCCTTCGTCGGATCCTGTCGGGCGTCGTAGTCGTCGAAGCCTGTCACCTTCCAGGGGACAAGGTCGCGAAGGCTTCGCCCCTGGAACCTTGCTTCCAGGTCGGCGGCGTCCACCTTCTTCGGGCGGACTGGAATGACTTCTGGAAGCGACACTTCGCGCAATTCCCCGACGGGACACACGACGACGCGGTCGACGGGACGGTCGTCATGTTCGACGCCTTCACACACGACAAGCCTGGGATCGCGTCGCCGGAATACTTCCGGCTTCTGGCGCAGTAGTCCGGAAATCCTGGCCTAGACTGAAGGGACTTTCCACAATGGCAAAACGACGCACGTCCCAGCGGACGACACCGAAGAACACGCCCGACGTCAACACCGAAGAACAGAAGATCCTGGCGACCCGCGAACACCTGATCCTGACGGACAGGAAGACCCAGATCCTTCGGAACCTTCGGGCCGAAGCGGGCGGCGGCGACTACATAGACGAACGCCTTCATCGCTTCCCTTCCGAATCGACCCTGTCCTGGTCCGGCGACACGTCGATTCACGTCCCTTCCCGAAAGGATCGGGCCTTCCTGATCAACTACGCGGGACGGGTCGTCACGAAGATCGTTCAGTATGTCTTTTCCCAGGGCGTCACGCGGGAAGGCGTGAACGAAGACTTCGCGACCGACGCTTCGAAGACGGGTCTGTCCCTGGACGCCTTCATGCGGGAACTGTCCCGCGTCTTCCTGGCTGGACACTGGGCCTGGATCGGCGTGGACCGCGGATCCCCAGGCATGGATCCGGCGACGGGGAAGCCTGGGCGTCGATCGGTCAAGGCGAGGAAGGAAGCGGGCGATCGGATCTATTGGACGATCTGGAACGCGACCGAAGTCGTCGACTGGGCCTTCGATTCGGGCGGCGTCCTGAAATGGCTGATGACCGAAGAAGACCTTCTGGAAAACGACGACCCGCGGAAGGAAGCCGAAGTCCGGCGCGTCCGGACCCTATGGGAACGCGGATCTGGCGTCCGGCTGATCATGCGACCGGATTCGAACACGACCGTGGACATCCAGGAAGACTTCACCCTGTCCGCCCAGGTCGTCCCCTTCACACTGATCGGGATCCCCAGGACGCGGCCCCATTGGTTTGACGACGTCGAACGGATCCAGGCGTCGATCCTGAATCTGGAATCGGCTCACCATGAAAACCTGATCAAGTCGGTCTTCCCCCAGCTTGTTATCCCGACGTCCCTGACGAAGGAAATCATGGCCCTGTCGGACAAGACGTTCGAAGAAGCCCTGGAAATGGTCCGCGGGATCGACTGGCCCCTGATGGAACCGAACGAAGCGTCCGGACTGACACGGCTTCTGATGCCGTCGGCCCAGGATTTGAAAGCGATCCCCGACGAACTGTCCAGGCGGCGGCGTGAACTGTTCGAAATCGCCGGGCAGGCCCTTCGGTCGGAATCCAAGCAAGTCGAGTCCGGCGAAGCGAAGGCCTGGGATCATCGCGACGTCGAAGCGACCCTGGCGGACAATGCGACGCTGATCGAAGAAGCCGAAATGAAGGCGATCGAATTGTCGCGGGCCCTGGACACGACGTTCGACGATTACGCCCCGATCTATCCGCGACAGTTTGATCTTCCGAATCTGGAAAGCGACTGGAAGATCCTGACCGAAATGGAGAACACGGGGAACCTTCCCGAAGTCGTCCTTCGGCAGATCGCGAAGACGAAGGTCGCGATCCTGGGCCGGATCGTTCACCTGGAAGACGCCGTCCTTCAGGAAGCCCTTCGGGAAATCGAAGACATGACCTTCGATGACCTGGAAGCGATGACCCGACAGACCCTTCCGCCGAACACGGATCCGGACGATGACGACGGCGATGATGAAGACGTCGACGGCGACGAATAGCACGCCCCCAGGACTCCGGATCCGGAAATCCTGGCCTTTCTTGAACATCGCCGACGCGGGGCGGCGTTTTTACCCTGCGACCGGATCGGGATCCGGACAGAACATCCTGGGAAAGGGACTGACCGAATGAACCTTCAAAGCATCCTGGACAAGATCGCCCGCGGCGAAGAACTGACCGACGACGAAAAGGCTTTCCTGAAGGAATACAACCTTCAGAAGACCCTGGACGATGCGGCGGCGGCGGCTCGCCGGAAGGCTGAAGAACGGGCCCAGGCCGCGGAAGCCGCAAAGGACGAAGCGGAAACCAAAGCCCGCGAAGCCCAGGAAGCCCTGGACGCGAAGGAACAGGAAGGGAAGACTGATCACGAAAAGCTTCAGGCCGAAAACGAACGCCTGAAGGCCCTGGTCGCGGAACGGGACGCCCAGATCGAAGCCCTGTCGAAGGACAAGGAAGGTCTGACCCGCGACGCGAAGCTGGGACAGATCATCGCGGGATCCGGAATCGTCTTCATCGACGGCGTCGATGGGGAAGCGATGACGGAACTTCTGAAGGGACGCTTCGGGGACTTGGACCTGGACGCCCTGGACGACGACACCCAGACGAATCCCATCCTGGAAGCCTTCAAGACTGGGAACGAAGCGATCATCGCCGACACGTCAGGACACGGGTCGGGCGGCGATCACAAGGGGAAGCTGATCTTCCGCGGGAATCCGATCACGAATCCCTGGAAGAAGGACACGCGGAACCTGACGCTTCAGGGGCAGATCACGAAGGAAGATCCCGAACTGGCGGCACGGTTGAAAAAGGAAGCGGGCGTCGCGTAGGCGACCCGCGGAACAGACAAGGGGAAAGAAACGATGAACGAACTTCTTCTGGCAGTAGGTAGCGGCGGCGGAATCCTGGGGGGCCTGTTGTTCCTGGTCCCGTTTTGCCTGGGGGCCGCGACAAAGGTGTCGGACGTCATCCAGCCGGAAGTGTGGTCGCCCTACATGGTCGAACGCACGGCGGAACTGTCGACCCTGATCGACATGGGGATCGTCGTTCCGGATGCGGAAATCGAAGCCCTGATCCAGGGCGGCGGTCGCTTGATCGACATGCCTTTCTGGACGGACCTGGACGGGGCAGAAGAAACCCTTCAGGACGACACCGATCTTACGCCCGCGGCAATCGACGCGGATCAGGACACGGCTTGCAAGCTTTTCCGCGGGAAGGCCTGGGGCGTGAACGATCTGGCGAAGTATCTGTCCGGCGACGATCCCGCGGCGGCGATCGCGGACCTTGCGGCGGCATGGTGGGACCGACGGGAACAGGCGGTCTTGATCAATGTCCTGAACGGCGTCTTCGCTGACAACATCGCGAACGATTCCGGCGACATGGTCTCGGACATATCGATCGAAGACGGGGACAACGCCACGGCGGACAACCTGATCAGCGCGGTCGCGGTCCTGAACGCGGCTCAGACGATGGGCGACGCGAAGGACAAGCTGACGGCAATCGCGATCCATTCGGTCGTCGAAAACCGGATGGCCCAGAACGACCTGATCGAAGTCGTCCGCGACTCCGACGGGAAGATCCTTTATCGGACCTTCATGGGTCTTCGCGTCATCGTGAACGACAACTGTCCGCGAACCGCGGGCGCGACGTCCGGCTACAAGTACACGACTTACCTTTTCGGGGCGGGCGCAATCGCAAGGGCGGACCGGAATCTGGATCCTGGCGAAGCCGTCGAAACCGAACGGAATGGACTGGGCGGGGAAACCTATCTGATCCATCGTCGTCACTTCATCATCCACCCGCGGGGCGTGGAATGGCAGGACGCAAGTGTCGCCGCGACGAAGCCGAAGTCGCCTTCCAACGCGGAACTGGCGATGGCCGCGAACTGGGATCGCGCCTATGAGCGGAAGAACGTCAGGCTTGCCAAGCTTGTCACGAATGGCTGATCACTTCCTGGGGCCCCCGCGGTCGATGGCAATGACCGCGGGCCCGTCCTGGGGATTCTGAAGGGGGATCCTGAACAATGCGGGACCGGAAACAACTCACGAAACAGCGGGCCGCGTTCGACAAGGCGAAGGCCCTGGGGATCGATGTCGCGGGCATGTGTTATGCGACAGTCCTTCAGGCGATCGAAGCCCACGGCGGCGCGACACCGGACGAAGGCGGCGAAAAGGGCGCGGATGTCCAGCCTGTCAATTTGGACAAGCTGAAGAAGGCGCAACTGGTAGCGATCGCGGCCGTTGTCGAAGCGGACCTGTCGAAAGCGTCGAACAATAAGGCGAGGGCCGAAGCGATCCGCGGATCTGGCAACTGGCCGGAAGATCCGGAAGTCCAGGTCAAGATCGTCGAATGTATCACGGACTGAAACCTTCAACACCCGACACACGACGGGGGACGGACACCGATCGACTGAACGAAAATCCAGAAGGGAGACTGAAGAATGAAGCACGGAATCACGCTTGCAATCCTGGCGACCCTGGTCGCCTTCGCTGGGCCCGCCCTGGCCGCGGACCCGACACCGATCACCGTCACGGCGACCGAAGATTCGGCGTCGGTCGTTTCGAACGACCTGGGCCGGACGGTCGATATCGAAGCGATCTATATCGCGTCCGAATCGGCGGTCTGGACGAACGCGATCGAAGTCTATCTGGAGAGTCCAGGACAGACCCAGAGATATCGGATCCTGGACGTAACGAACTTCACGGGCGACATGAACGTCGTCCTTCCCGCGGTCTGTCGCGTTCCGGCGAACTATGCCCTTTGGCTGACGAACGCCGTCCCCGTGCCCCAGACGAATTACTGGGTCATATTCCGCGACGACGCGGACGACTAACTGAAGATGCACACGGGGACGCGGCCCCACAATGATCCCTGAATACGCCCCCAGGCCGCGACTTCTGGGGGCGTCTGACGACGGTAGGACGTGGGTCGATGAAGTGGATCCTGATCTGTCACACGCGGCAAGCAAAGGCGGCGTTCACAATAGGAATGATCATCGCGGCGATCGTCGTCGCGTGTCTGTAGCGAAGGGAAGGAACCGATGGACAAGCTTCAGCCTATGAAGAAGGGGACGACGAAGATCAGTGTCCCCATGAACAGCGTCAAGGCATACGAGAAGGACGGCTGGGAAAAGAACGGACAGGCCTACACTCCGAAGCCTTCCGCGAAGAAGAAGGCCGCGAAGCCCGCGGCAAAGTAGATCCGGAAAGGACGGGCCCGCGATGGCGATCGACCTGACGACGGCGACGGCATACTTCGCCGACGATAATCACGCAGAACATCTGATCTGGACAGGTTTCGCCGATCCGGACACGGACGCCCAGGAAGCCGCGATCGCCCAGGCGAAGCGGGACATCGCCCTTTTCACGAAAAAGGATCCGGACGAAAACGAACCTTCAGACGTCACGGATCCGACGGAGTTCCCCCGCTTCGATTATGCCGTCTACGAACAAGCGATTTGGATCCTGAAGAACAGCTTCCAGGTCGCCGACGGATCCCAGGGTACGACGAAGTTCATCGCGGGCCGATCCCAGGAAGACGAAGCCCGCGAACGTCAAGCGGATTGGATCAGTCCCGTCGCCCTTCGATGGCTGTTTCGAGGTCGGATTATGATCACAAGGGGCTGACGGGGCGGAAGGATGAACGATGCCGAAAGGCCCCGCGATCGCGAAGGTGAAGGCCCAGCAACTTCACGCGAAGAAGGAACTTGTCGCCCGTATCAAAGCGGCCCAGGTCCGACTGTCCGCGAAGATCAAGGCCGCGGCTGAATCCCCCCTGGTCGCGACGTCCCAGAAGTTCCGCGAACACTTCTTCAAGCAAGTCAAGACCCACTATGAACTTCTGGGCGAAGAACTGGACGC